GACGATGGAGCCGGGAAGCCCCCGCAACTCGTACTTCCCACCGGTACGAAAGGGAATGACCCCTCCGGGAAGGATACAGGAGGATTCCAGTTCAACTTTTCGGGCGTTCGGCCAAAGTCCGACAAGTGACGGTCAAATTCTTTGATTGGCCGACAATCAATCCAAAAAATAATCTATGAAAGGATGAATGTAAACTATGGCGGCTGTGAACTATGCTACTCAGTATAGCAATGCACTTGCTCAGGCGTATCCTTACGCGCTGAATTTCGGTGCGCTTTATGCTACCCCCAACAATGGCCGGTATCGTTGGATCAACGCGAAGACCATTGAAATCCCCAACCTGACCGTGGGTGGCCGGGTGGACGCTGACCGTGATAATATCGCGCAGGCTGTCCGGAACTATGACAATGCGTGGGAACCCAAAACGCTGAAGAATCAGCGGAAGTGGTCTACGCTTGTCCATCCTGCTGACATTGATCAGACCAATCAGGTTGCGTCCATTCAGAACATCACTCAGGTGATGAATGAGGAACAGAAGTTCCCGGAAATGGATGCGTACTGCATTTCCACCATCTACAAGGATTGGACAACGCTCGGCAAGTCTGCCGATACCACGGCCCTCACCACCGCGAACGTGCTTGCCGTGTTTGATGCTCTGATGCTGAACATGGACAATGCCCGTGTCCCGGCCAATGGCCGTATCCTGTACTGCACGAATGAGGTGAAGACCCTGCTGAAGCAGGCTTCCGGAATCACCCGTTCCTTTGACGTACAGGGAAGCCGTTCTGTGGTTGACCGCAGTGTGTCCCGGCTTGAGGAAGTTGAAGTGATCGGTGTTCCCGCTACCCTGATGAAGACGAAGTATGACTTCAGCAACGGATGGGCTGTCGGCAACAACGCCGCTCAGATCAATATGTTCCTCGTTCATCCCACGGCGGTTATTACTCCTGTGTCCTATCAGTTCGCTCAGCTTGACGCTCCGTCTGCTATGACTCAGGGTAAGTATTTCTACTATGAGGAATCCTTTGAGGATGTCTTCATTCTGAACAACCACGCGGATGCGATCCAGTTCAACATCACAAACCCTCTGTAAGCCTGTCGGTAGACGCTGACATAGCGGCAGGCGAAGACCTGTTCGGCAAGACGGTTTCCGACTTGCAGACGGGTATTGTTGTCGGCAATGACGCTATTACCGGCACACTGAAGTATGTGAGTGACTATTCTTCCGCGTTCGGCCCCGGTGAGGATTCGGGTAATTACCTGTGTCTCCATTGCGAGTCCGAAACCGATGGTGCTGTGATCACCGTTGAGGTTGTGAACGGCACTAGCGGCCCGTCTACGCTTGACGAAGATGGGCTGATCGTCTGCCGTATTGCTGATAAGGATGCTCAGAGTATCCGCGTCATTGCTACGGCTGACGGGAAGACCAACACGCACATCTACAGGCTGTCCGGTCTGACCTGTCAGGGGGAGGGTTAACGTTATGGTAACAAACGCTAGCAACCCCCCGGCGAAAGCTAAGAAACCGGCTCAGAAACCGGTTACCAAACCCGCAAAGGAAGCGGGAAAGAAGTGACGGGAAGGAGGTTTGAACCATGTATCTGACCTATGCTGAATATAAGGCGTATGGCGGGACGTTGGATCAAACCTCCTTCACCCCTCTTGAATTCAAATGCCGTAAACGGCTTGACTATCTTACGGATAACCGAATTGCTGAACACATGGAGGTTATTCCTGATGATGTGAAGCTGTGTATGTTCTCACTGATCAACATTGAGAACGCGGCAGGCGCGGAGGGGCAGGCTACACAGCCGAAGGTGACTAGCTTCAACACGGACGGGTATTCCGAATCTTACGGCCATTCTCTCAGTGCGGAAGATGCTGATAAGGCAATGAACCAATCTGTAAGAACTATGCTGTGGGGTGTCTGTGATGATGAAGGTACGCCTCTCCTATACAGAGGGGTGAGGCAGATTTGAACCTCTGTAATGAAACCGTCACTGTAATCAATCAGCGGTACAATCAGGTAGATGGTTATACGGAGTATAAGAAGACGGTCATTGTGGGCGCATCATGGTACGGAAGTCTGAAATCAAATGTTGATTCTAGCGGCCTTAAAGCCGCGAATCAGTACATTGTGAGGATCCCGGCCAACGCCAACTTTGGCGGCAAGTCATACGTAAACCCTATTGCCTATTGGAAACTGACCGATGAAGAAGTAAAAAGTGCTTTCACTTTTGCGAACGGTGATCTGATTGTTCATGGATCTGTCACAGAAACCGATGCGCAGATTACACCGAAACTTCTTCATGACAACTATGCGGAAGTGTTGACCGTGCTGACCGTGAACGATAACAGACGGACAAACAACGCCCCGCATTGGAAAGTGGTTGGTGCGTAATGGCTACAATGGTAGGAAAGTTTGAATGGAACGGTGAAGATAAGCTTGCACTGCTTCAGAAAAACTTTGAAACAGGCGGCGCGGTGCAAACCGCGATTGATAACGCCGTGATCCGTTATTGTCACCCTTACGTCCCGTTTGAAACCGGTGTGCTTGCGGCTAGCCCGTACACAGCTTCCCCTCCGGGAAGTGGTCAGGTGATCTATTCTACGCCGTATGCGCGGTATCTGTACTATGGTGAAGTCATGGGGCCGAATATCCCCGTTTTTGAGGATGATACGGGTGTTCCTACCCGCTTTTTCTCCCCTCCCGGACAGGCTAAACATCTGACCGGCAGACCGATCCAGTACAACACGGACACGAACCCGCTTGCGGGGTCACACTGGTTTGACCGGATGAAAGCAGACCACTCACAGGATATTTTGGAGGAGGCGAAACGCGTTGCCGGTATCTAACAATAACGAACAGCATTTACGGAAATGGCTCATGGGCTGTCCGGAACTGTCCAGTAAGAACCGGTTCCGCGTGGACTACCTCTCTGAAAAGCCTACCGAATATGCGCTGTTTGCTCAACCGTCCACGATATCATACGATGAAAACGTGTTAGGTGAAATGGTTCCCCGGTCTAGGCAACGGGTCAATTTCATCTTTGCTACCAAAGATGTTTATGGGGCCGATGAACGGCAGAACCTTGCAAACTACGAATTCTATCAGAACGTTGTTACGTGGATGATAGAGCAGAACATCAACCGTAACCTCCCGGATTGGGAGGGCGGCACGGTGGAAAGCGTAGTACCTACACTGACGCAGTATGTGAGTGCGCCGGGGACGGATAGCGCAAAGTATCAGATCCAAATACAGGTAACCTATAAAACAAACTAGGATTGGAGGAATTTTCTATGGCGAAGCTTGCTCGTAATCGGGTAATGTACTTTGGCTGTTGGGATCCTGCCGCGATTGTGGCGAGTGCAAAGGCCAATGTTGGTGATTCCACCGGCATTGATGCCGCTACTGTCACCGTTTCCACTTTCTCAACCAAGGTGAACGGCTCCGGTGAGTACACCTTCCTGTGCGTTGCTTCCTACGTGGCCCCGGTTAATGAGGGTGATCCCACTCCTTCTAAGTGGGAACTCAACGGTGAGGAAGTCTCCCTGTCCGCGTATGGTATCAGTATTACTGATGCTGATGCGGTGAAGGGTGATATCATCGTTGTGACCTATACCGCCGCCGCTTCCGGTGGTTGGGAAGCCATCGGCAAGGACAATGATGATCTGTCCAAAGAACTGAATCCCGACACCGAAACGTTCAAAAACGTTCTTGGTGAAGCCTCGTTCACCCATTCCGGTTATGAACCGGAAATCGGCGTGGATCCCTACTACATTGATCCTTCCCGGAAGATGTACTCTCGGATCCGTGACAACGCGATTCAGGAGAATTACGCGGAGTCCGATCTGAAGGGATATTTCGCTGAAGCGTACTTTGAAACCGCGAACAAGGAAACCCGGAAAATGACCGGTTACTGCTACGTCCGTGAGGCGTGGTACGTGCCGCAGAGTACCGGTGGAGACACTTCCGGTTTCGCTGTGCCGGTGAACATCTATCCGATTGGCGCGGCTGTCAAGAAAGCCATTTCTTATGATATGGCTACCAATGAAGCCACGATTTCGGCCATTACCTGATGAACAGGCCAAACAAATAACCGGGTAACCGGATGGGGTGCTGTGCGCTATGCCACAGTACCCCTATTTTTTATAGGAGGGTATAAAAAAATGGCTACCAACAACAATATTTTCGTCATTGACGATGGCACAAAGCCGATTACGCTTCAGAATCAGTACGGTCAGGAGATTGCTACCCTGTATATCCGAATCAGTGATATCGGCATTGTTGACCGGTACAGGGATATGGCAAAAGACCTTGAAAAAGCCATTGTCCCGCTGAAGGATATCGCGCTGAACAATGATGGCACGGCTACCTTTGAAAAGGATTGGGCCTTGCTGAAGCAGGTTGAACAGGAAATCATTGATCGTATCAATGCCCTGTTTGATATCACCAACGCGGCTGATATTTTCAGAACCCGGAACGCGTTTTCCTCTATCGGCGGCGAATTCTTTGTTGAAAAGGTGCTTGCCGGTATCGGGAACATCATCAGCAGTGGTATTGAGGAAGAAGCTAAAAAAGCGCAGAAACGTACCAACAAGTACACTAAGGATCTTGAAAAGCGTGGGTGATTCCCATGTTAGGACAGTTACCGAAAAGCCTTGAAGTCAACGGGGTTGACTATGAAATCCGGACAGACTTTCGGAACATACTGACCATTTTTGAAGCGTTTGAAGATCCTGATTTGACCGATGAGGACAAAGCCTTTGTCCTGATGGCCCGTGTGTTTACTGACCTTGCAAAGATCCCTAAAAAGGATTATACGGCGGCTTATGAAGCGGCTGTTAAATTCATTGAGGGTGGATCCGCGACAAAGGGCAGAAAGACCAATTACAAGCTGTTTAACTGGATAAAGGACGAACAGTTGATCTTCCCCGCCGTGAATAAGGTTGCAGGCTGTGAAGTACGGCTTGCGGAGTATATGCACTGGTGGACGTTCTTAGGGTATTTCGGGAACGTTGACAAGGATGATCTTTGGTCATTCGTCCTGTCCATTCGGCAGAAACGGGCAAAGGGAAAGAAGCTTGAAAAATGGGAACGGGAATTCCTTAATGCCAACCGGGATCTGTGTTCTATTGAAAGCACTATTTCCGCTAAGTCAGCGGAAGACGCACTTGAAGAAATGTTTAATGCTCTTACGGAGGGTGGTGAAGAATAATGGCGAATGCTGATGGCTCAATCGTAATTGATACTAAGCTTGACAACAGCGGTTTTCAAAGCGGTTCCCGGAAGATGGAATCAGCTATAAACGGTTTGCAATCCAGTGTGAACAACTTTGGAAAACAGGCGCAGGATAGCGTCAATTCGATTGCCCCTGCCCTTCAAAATGCCGCGTCACAAGCGGAAGCATTATCCAATTCCCTTACAGAATCACAGTTCAACAAAGCCGCTTCACAGATGGAATCGTCTGTGGAGAAGCTTCAGACGAAAATAGAATCCCTCAGGCAACGGGCCGAACAGGGTTTTTCATCTGAAGCGCAGGCGCAGAAATGGCAGGCAGACTTACAGAAGGTTGAACAGGAAGCCCAAACCCTTCAGCAGAAAATGCAGGAGTTGGGATCCCAAACCGTGAAAGCTGACAGCCTTGTTGAAATGGAGAAAGAGGCTGAACAGCTTGAACAAAAACTGTTTGCCCTCTACGAAAAGCGGGATACCATGCAGGATCTTGGCGCGGATACCGCGTCAAAGGCATGGCAGAACCTTGAACTTCAGATCCAAAAGACAGAGGAAGCCCTTGACCGGGTAGAACGGGGTATCGCGGCTAAGTCCGATCCCGGATCCGTGGAAAGCGAGATCGGCGGGGCGGGCTACACAAGCGGGAGTGGTCAGGCGGGTTTCGCCTCGCTGTCGGACAGCATGAATCAGACGTTGGGTGAACTGCGTGAACTGTCCGGTGCAACGGCTCAATATGAAGCTGAAACCGAACAGGCGGGATCCTCCGCGTCTTCTTTTGGATCCATCCTGTCAAGTATTGCAGGATCGGCCATTAACGGGGCTAAAACCATGATCAGCGGCCTCGCGTCTGCCCTTGCTACGGCAGGACGGGCCGCGCTGACAGCGGCAGGCCATCTTGCAAAACTGCCCTTTCAAGCCATCGGAACAGCGGCGAACTTTGCGAAAAAGGCTATGTCAGCCTTTGGGAACAACACAAGGAAGTCCACGTTGTCTACAAATGGTCTGATTAAGGGCCTTACAAGTCTGAAACGCCTGTTGATCACCCGCGTGAAAAGGATGTTCATTTCAGCCATTTTCAAGCAGGTACAGGCTTCCCTTCAGAACCTTGCGAAATATTCTGATGCCTTTAACGCGTCAATGTCGGGTATCAAGAATTCCGCAAAGACGATGAGCGGCAATCTTGCCGTTGCCTTTGGCAATCTTGTTAATGCCGTTGCCCCGGCCCTTCAGACGGTCATAAATTGGCTGTCTCAGGCTATAAGCTATCTGAATGCTTTCTTTGCCTTGCTACAGGGTAAATCCACTGTTACAGTGGCGAAAAAGTCTACGGACGATTACGCTAAAAGTCTGCAAAAGGCTTCCGGTGCGGCCAAAGATCTGAACCATCAGGTGTATGGATTTGATGAACTGACCAAACAGGAAAGTAATAGCGGCGGCGGTGGAAGCGGTAACAACGGTGCGGAGTATGAGGAACAGGATATCGGCAGTTTACTCCCCGAATCCATCAAGAACCTGTTTGAGAACATTAAGAACGCGTTTACGGCGGGTGAGTTTGAGAAAGTCGGCGCGTACATTGCTGATGGGCTGAACATGATCATCACAAGCGTGGACGATTGGATTAACAATACCCTTCGTCCTGCCGGTGTGAAATGGGCCGGGATCATTGCCCGGATCCTCAACGGCATTGTTGATGAACTGGATTGGAATGCCCTTGGAAAGCTATTTGCTGACGGTCTGAATGCTATCCTTGATATCGGTTATACCTTCCTGACTACCTTTAATTGGGCGCGGCTTGGACAACAGCTTGCCAATGGTGTAAACAGCATTTTCAGAAATGTTGATTGGGAACTGTTGGGTAAATTCTTTGCGGCTAAGTTTAATGCCATCATCATTACGGCGGCAAACCTACTGTCTAATCTTGATTGGGATTTGATGGGTAAAAGCCTGCATACAAGCCTCAGAACCTTTATCAACGGAATTGATTGGGCCTCTTTACGGCTTGCTGTTTCAAGCGGTATAAACGGTCTTATCAAAATCTTTGATACCTTTGCAAAGGGTGAATGGCTTGACGATCTGACAGCAAATCTCGGAACGGCTGTCGGCGGTATTCTTGATGATATTAACTGGACAACCCTTGTTTGGGATATCCTTATGGGCGTTGTCAGGATCAGCGCGGCATTTTGGACTATTGTAAAGTCAATCGACTTTCCTTCCATTGCCTCAAAGATTGCCGCAGGTATCAACTCATTCTTTGAACCGGGATCTGATGGTGCTTCAGCCCTTCAGACAGCGGCGGCAAATGCCGGTGAAGGCATTAACGGTATTATTCAAGCCTTTTCAAAGCTGACAGACCCGAATGAAGGTATCAACTTTGGAAATATCCGGTCTTCTATCGTTTCTTCCATCAAAACCTTTATGTCAAAGATTGATTTCGCCGCGTTGATTGAATCAACCGGTGAAATGATTCATGAGTTGGCCCTAACCATCCTTGGGTTGGTTGACGCGGTGTTTGCCCCGGATGAGAACGGTGAGACTATCGGTGAGAAGCTTGCCAACGGTCTGAACCGGATCTTCCTCAATGATCAGGGCGCGGTTGACGTAACAAAGTTTGCGGGGCTTGGAAAGTCTTTCGGGGATGCTATCAAAAGTATCTTCGGATCAATCAATGACTTCTTTGAGCAGACCGATTGGGAAGCCATCGGACAATCTATCATTGAAGCCCTTGCAAATGTGGATTGGGCGGGTATTGCCGGGGATATCATCAAATTCCTTTGGAATGCCCTGCTTGCCGCTGTTAAGCTGACCGGTGGCCTGCTTGGATCCCTTATCTCAAAGATCTTTGGGCTTGAGATTACGGATCAGATGGACACAGCCGGTAGTCAATGGGCGCAAACGTTGTTTAAGTCCTATTCTGACACAGCCTTTGAAGCTGAAAGAAGTGCTGAACAGCGTACCCTTCAAGCGGCGGCATTACTTGGAACGGGCGTTACCGGTGAGTTGGTTTCTTCCATTGAAGACGGTAACAGCGAGGTATATACCGCTACCGAACACTGCTTCTATGGTATTTTGAATGCCATTGAAAATGAGGATGGTTCTCAACTTTACGAAGCTTTCGGAAAATTGGGTAAAACTCCCCCGCAAGGCTTTATTGACGCGGTAAATGAAGGATTGCTTGACCCGCAACAGATGGAAATTCTACGTCAAAATGGTGGAGAAATCTTCCGTCAGGTTGTGGATGCAACTTCCGCTGAAGAAGTACAGGAAGTCTTTAAACAATATGGTATTGATCTTCCGCTTGAACTGTGCGCGGGAATGGCGCAGGCTGAACAGCCTGTGTCTCAGGCCGGTCACCAACTCCTTTATCAGCTTCAGCAGGCGGCAAGTTCCGGTGACGTACAAGCCGCAAAACAGGCTTTCAAGGATGCCGGTATTGACGTGACAGACAGCTTTGCTGAAAACATTATCAGTTACGGATTGCCGAATATGATTGCGGCCCTTGCCCTTTTAGGCGCGGGAGTTGATCAGCATACCATTGAGGCAATGGATATGTCCCATTTGTCCGAAAATCTTAACGCGTACATGGAAGCCTCAGGTGAAGACCTTGTAACGATTGCAAAACAGTTGGGGTCTGACGTTGGTGAGGGCATCGGCTTTACCATCCCGGATGCGATTGCAACTTCTTTGGGTATCGGTACGAAAGAAGTTAAGCGCGTCAAGGGTGAAATGGTTGAAGAAGCTTCCGCGAGTACGGCTGATATTGAAGCCGGTACTGCCTCCGGTGAAGCACTAGGCGAAGGATCCGCAGGCGGTGTGTCCGATAAGTTGGAAGACGGGCAGGAAGCGGTTGGCGAAGCTACACAGGGCGTGGTGGACGAAGTGACGGAAACCATGACGGAAGGACAGGAAGATGTATCAACAGCTTCCGAAGAAACGGCACAGGCTGTGGAGGATCCTTTCTCCGAACTGCCCGAAAACGTGAAGCCTTACGCAGAAACCATCATGACAGCTGTGACACAGGCCATTACAGACGGTAATCCGATTGCGGTGCAAGCCGTTGAAGCGGCGGCGCAAGCCATTGTGGATAAAGCCGCTGAAATCCTGTCTGACAGCAAAGGTGAAGAAATTGCAACCGCATTCATCAATGGTATGAACAATGGGTTCATCTATTCGTATTCACCTCTTGTCACGAACATGGAAGAAATCGGGTCACAGGTACTTGAAGCGGCCACCAACTATATCAACGATCCTACCGGTGAGGTAATCGGTGGAAACCTGATCATTGGTATGATCAACGGTTTCAATAACTACGGTCAGTTGCTTGTCAACACTTTGGCGCATATTTGTTCCGTATGCGTGGACGATGCGCGGCGTATCCTTGGAATTGCCTCCCCGTCAAAGGTGTTTGAGGAAATCGGCGGGTACGTGATGGAAGGTATGGAAATCGGCCTTGAAGACACGGGGAAGGATGCCATACAGACCGTTGGTGATATCGCGCAGGCCATGACGGAGGAAGCGCAGAACGGCAACGGGATCCATGTTGCGATTGATGCCATGACAGATGGGCTAAACGGGGCCGAAAACAGCCTTATGCGCATAGCCGATATATTTATCGGCATTGCTGATTCCCTCGCGGAAATGGGCGGTCTGAAGGTTCCTGCGGTGGCAAACGGACAGGTGCTTCCGTATAACGCTACGGCTATGGGAAACAGCAATCATGTTGCTGAAGGATCCTCACAGCTTGACGGGTTGGAAGACGCCCTGTACAACGCCATTTCACGCGCACAGGGGGACAGTAACGGTGAACCGATTGTGATTAAGCTTGAAGTGGACGGACGTGAACTGACAGATGTTGTAACGAAATATCAGCGTCAACAGGCTAGAGCATGGGGGTGAGTAAATGTCAAACTACCTGAGGATTAACGGAACGGATATCCTGCCGCTTGTCGCAAAAGGCGGTATCAAATGGACGCGGAATGACATTGATTCAGCCAATGCAGGCCGTACATTGGACGGTACAATGCACAGGGGGCGGGTAACAACAAAGGTAAAACTTGAAGTCAAGTGCAGGCCGCTTTTGCAATCAGAGGTACAAGCCTTGCTAACTCTGATTGAACCGGAATACGTCACGGTGGACTATATTGATCCAAAAGTGGGCGCACGAACCGGCATTCAGTTTTATTCCAACAATGTTCCCGCCTCCATGTGGTTTGTTGACCCGGACGGGGTAGCGCATTGGGCTGATATCTCATTCCCGTTGGTAGAGAGGTGATGAAGTTATGCAGGAAACTTCAGCCCTCTACCAACAGCTTTACATGAGTGGAAATTACAAGGTTGAAACCGCTTTAGTGGTTGGCGAATCAGGCCGGTTGATCACGGAACAGGGCTACGTGCTGACATTTGGCGGTGACGCTATCCTGATATCGTCTTCCGGTGCTGATGGCGGCTACAATGAATCAATGCTTATTTCCCTCAAAACTACCCGGAGGGTATTCGCGGATGGTGTGCCGCAAGTTGGGTGTTGTACCTGTGGCGAGATCTATGTAGAAATGCTGATGCCATTAGGCGAAATCCCGCCTATGGCCATGCTTGTTCCCTATGTCCGGTTAGTATCTACAGAGGATGAACGGGTGCATTCTGAATGGCTCAAAAAAGGCGTATTCTACATTGACTCACGCAGTAATACCCGGAACCGGGATGATTTGGATATCCTGAGGCTTCACGGTTATGATGCCATGATGAAAGCCAACAAGGATTATTCCCATCCCGGTATAAGCTTCCCGAACACGGATTTGAATGTTGTACGGGATATCGCAAACATCATGGAAGTACAGGTGGATACTGATACGATACCTCTTTTGAATAAGGGGTATCATGTTCAGTACCCGGCTAATTACACCATGAGGGAAACCCTTCAGTATATCGGCGCAATGTACGCGGGTAACTGGATCATCAATGACTTTGGCGCATTACAGTTGATTTGTCTCAACGGCCTGCCGCCCGAAACAAGTCTGTTAACAGATGAACTAGGATACCGGCTGTTATTCGCTGATGATACCCGAATTCTAGTGTAAAGGCGGTGATCAGATGCCACGTACTGATGTTGTAAATATCGGCACGAACGCGCAAGACGTAAGGAAATCCGTTGCGTTGATGCCGTACAGTAGGGTTATCGTCACCGTTGATGAAGAAACAGAGTATGAGGCCGGTAACACTTCCGGTCTAACCCTTGAGGTCTACTGCCCGTGGGGATCACAGGCAATGGCGAACAATATCCTGACCGCGATCATGGGATATCAGTATCAGCCCTACACAGCTACGGGTGCGCTTGCTGACCCTGCGGCTGAAATGGGTGACGCGGTAAACGTCAATTCCGTGTACGGTGGGTTGTATCAGCAGGATATCACGTTTGGCCATACGTTCTACAGTGACTTCTCCGCGCCTGAGGATGAACAGCTTGACCATGAATTCACGTATGAAAGCCCTACGGAAAGACGGATCACCCGGCAGACCGCATGGGCTAAAGCTGAATTCCGGATAACGAACAACGCCATTGAAGCTGAAGTTTCAGCACGGCAGGCAGACAGCACAGAATTCCGGGCTACCTTATCGGCTCATGCCTCTGAGATAGCCGCTAGAGTGACACAGAGGGGCGGTAATAACGCTTCATTCGGTTGGTCACTGATATCTACGGCCTTTATCCTTTATTCGGGGAATAAGGCCGTTTTTACGTGCAATAG